CGCCCAGCCTGGTCGCCGCGAGCGAATGGCTAAAACACAAGCTGCAAGTTTGAAGGAGATCATGGATTCCGAAGGCGTAAGCGTATAGAATCCTGTTCAGCCTGTTTTTGCGGCTCAGTAACCTGGACCAGCCGCCAGTGCCATGAATTCACTGATTGAGGTTTCTATCGGGGCTCGAGCAACTATGCCTATCCCGCCCGCAGGGCGGTTTAACTGGCACAAGTCCTCGCGTGGCTTCCGGCATTCCTCATAAGTTATGTGATGGCATCGTGGGGCGACTTTTTGCTAGGCTGCCAGGCGAGAGTTCGTATCCTTTTAATAACTAAACCGAATCAAACCCTCTGACCCTCCTGCCGTCAAACGCAGTGGTCAAACCCAGGAATGGTGACCTCCACCGTTTTTATGGAAGGTTTTTCTCCAGAACCTAAAAAGGAGAACACCGTCTCGCCCCTTGACGCTGAAGGGGATTTGGGTCCGAACTTCGACCTCACCGGAGTTTCAGCTTCGCTCCCTAGCTTAGAGGGAGATGGCGTCCCTGAATGGGGATACACCGACCTGACGGTGTTAGCAGGTGAGGACGCTTATGGTCATCACCTTGTAGCCAAACCTGGCATTGGCGACTACGCTGGTCGTCGTTCATCAGAGAAGAGGTCTTTGACGAAGGTGCGCGTGTCAGACAGGAAATCTTTTGCTCTTCGGGGGTATGCTGGACGGAAACAGTGTTCACCTGAAGAGCAGAAGCGCCTAGCACAGAAGAAGCGGATCCAGACGAATACCAACTTTCCAAAACAGTTGAAACGGCGTCAACGCGCGTTGGATGCACTGGTCGAGTGCGATCAGACCGCCACAGGAGTGCATCACATGCTCGCCGTTTACAAGCGAACCGGATGGATCGATCCTGGATTGTACGAACATCTTGGCCAACTTAAGGATGTTGTACAGACCAGTCTAACCAGGAAACAGTTGAAAAATCTTATCCAAACCATGTTAATTCGAGGCGGCGTGGAGTCCAATCCTGGACCCCACATAACTGCAGAATCCTTGGCTAACTTGCAGAAGTGCAAGTCGCCTTTGTGGGGTTTATACTCTCGCTGTCCCAGGCAAGGGGAGAAACTCCAAAAAGCTGAGATTCTGATGGTCTCGACGGCGCGTAGTGCGGGTAAGGTGACGCCTTGTCATGCCCATTGCAGCATGTGTGGAGTGAAGTTGGAGAGAGCTACTACCAAGGGTAAGAGCTGCTACGACTTTCACCCCCGGTGCTACGATGAGTTCGGGGAGACGTTAGCTGAAAAGGATGTTTCTTCAATGGGACTTGCCGACAAGCCCAAGATCTCGGTTGCGATAACCAAGAAGGAATGCCCCAAGCCTGTAGAACCTAGGGGTTGCGCTGCCGCCATCGCTGCCTGTGCTACCGTTAGCACGTCCAGTGAGGCGGTTGAGTCCGCTAGTGGAACAGATTCTCAATCCTGCACCACTGGCGTATCCGATAGTGTTTCCGACGTTCCAGAGCAGGGAACAGCGGGAGCATGCAGTGCCACCAGTTCAGCCAGCGAAGCATCTGCCCCTCCTTTGACTTTTAAAGACGGGTGGGATGTTTATTTGAAACTGCCCATCGTGGACCGTTCCCGATACCATTGTAGATTCCTCAAACCGGAGGATGTCCCTGACAATTGGCCAGAATTAACGGTCGAGGAATACCAGAAGTTCCTTGACACGCCAGGTCCCGAAGGTGTCAAGAGAGAACCTTTTGAATTACTCGTTCTGGGCGAGGAGCGAGAGTACCAACCGCCACCTCCCGTTCGACCAGACGTTCCTGTCGTGGAAGAACGGCCGGAGGCCGCTGAACGAGTGATTGTTGAACCTCTGGACGGAGCCAGACCCGATGAGTCTATACTTGATAGATGGCTTCATCTGAATGCAGGGGACCGGAGGAGTTTGCTTTCCAAGGTCCTCTTCAATCCTATCAAGACTATCGAGGAAGGTTTGTTCGGAGATTATGGGTTTTCTGACACCGAGGCTAAACACTTAGGTGTGAAGTATGAAGTGTGGCCTGCCGGAAGGCGGCTTATTGGGGATTCGCGTATCCCTATAGAGAACAGGCCACACGTCGTCGGTACATGGGAGTTTGAGACCATTGCATATCCTTATGCTCTATTGCCTCGACTCTTGGGTAATAGAGATGTTGTGCAACACAAGGTCATGTTTTCACCGCACTTGGTCTCCCATATACTTCGTGAATCGCCTAGAGAGACGTCCGCGGCTGTCATAGCCGAAAATGCCCGTGCCCGGATGCTCCGGGTCGCTTCAATGCCCTTGGCTGATTTCTCTGCCTTAAACCTATATGATGGTTCCGAGTTAATCGTGACTATTATGGCGGCTATGGCGGAGGACACCTTGGGCCGTTTAAACTGCATGTTGACACCGGTGGCCCGGCGAGCCTCCGGGGTTCTGTCGTGTCCGCCAGATCAGTTACCCAAGCTCCTAGACGGAAGACCTACGCCGTCGGGTATCGTGCTGACGAAATCGGCCTCGAGGAAACGCGTGTTAGGAGTGTTTCCACCTGTCGCCCATACATCCCAAAGTCCCGTAGGAAACGCAGTAGAAACGAGCGAAGACTCAACTGGGGATACGTCCCGGGCTATGCCCCTATCTCAGTTGATCGCCACGACCCCTATACTCAATACCGGGGTCTTGAGAAACGTGTCCTCCGGGACACACCAATCATGAACCCAGTATTAAGGGAGGAACTAGCCAGTTTTGTCCGCACATTCTTAGAGACCAACATCCAACCTGTTGAGGCTAAGGAGTTTAAAGACTGGCTAGCCGGAGTGAAGGCCCCCGAGCACCGCAAGGAAGAGATTCGAGCCGAGTGGGAAATCAACCACGGACAGCTACCTCCAGCGTGGCTGTGTTGGAAAATTGCTTCTTTCATCAAATCAGAACATTATGAGGAGATAAAGGAAGCACGCTGGATCAACTCCCGCCATGATGCGTTTAAAGCGTATTCTGGCCGCTTCTTTTCAGCTGTTGAGCGCGAGCTCTTCCAGGGAGAATGGACCAAACACCCTGGAAATAATTGGTTTATCAAGCATGTCCCTGTGCCTGATAGACCAAAGATGATAGCAGCTCTCAAGAAGACAGGACTTCATTATTTTGAAAACGATTTCAGCTCTTTCGAGGCCCACATAAGAGCTGAATTAATGGAAGTCTGTGAGTTGCAACTTTACCGCCATGCTCTGCAAAAGTATCCTGCTGACGCTGAGTTTATTTGTTCTGTGATATCGGGGACGAATAAGCTCAAGACCAGAGCTGGTGTGAAAGCGCAAACAAGAGCGCGTCGCATGTCAGGAGACATGTGCACTTCTTTAGGAAATGGATTCACAAATCTGATGGTCACACTTTTCATCGTTCACCGGAAAGGAGGCCATGTAGAAGGGTTTGTTGAAGGTGACGACGGTTTGTTTGCAACATCGGTCCCGTTGATGAATAATGACTACCTAGAGCTGGGTTTTACTAGTAAAGTGAGTGAAGTCGCCGACCCTAAGCTTGGTCATTTTTGTCAAATGCTGGTCTCTGAGGATCTTGAGCTGGTGAAAGATCCCCGTAGGGTTCTCAACGGCTTTGGTTGGACCGCTAGTACCATTCATGGTGGGAGTGCCATCATGGATCAGCTGTTGAGGGCGAAAGCACTTTCCTTGTGCTATGAGTTACCACAGTGTCCGATAGTGGGAGCCCTTGGTCGCATGGCTCTGCATATCACTGATGGGATAACTCCTCGCTTTGACCCTAATGTCTGGGTTCAGATTCCCGATGATTATGACGGTCCTGACTCAGTTTTCGCCCCCGCCCCCTCTACACGGCAGCTTGTTGCAGATTTGTTTGGCATTACGGTCGAACAACAGCTGGCTGTCGAAGCACTGATTTTCTCGAATCAGTTGGAATGTATTCCTGACTTTCTACCCGCAAATAGTGACGTGCAGTGGTACGCTGCGCGTTACTTGGAGGTGGGTTGAAAGGCGACTCGTACCACTGGC